GCCGATCTGTGCGCTGCGGGCGTCGGCGCGCCGCACATCCGACAGCGGCTATACTGGGTGGCCGACGCCGACGCAGCGCGATCACAAGGACGGCGCGTCGACGCTGGAGAATACGCCGGTCAACGCCCTGCTTGGGCGGATGGTGAGTTTGGCCGGATGGGGAACGCCGCGCTCAATGGGATTGGGCCAGGGCAGCGCTCGACCAAAGGAAGCGGATTTCAAGAAGGGACGGCTCGAATGCCAGGCCCTTGGAGTAATGCCGTTTGGCTCCCCTGCCTCGACGGAAAAGCGCGGCGCGTTGAACCCGGCATTTTCCCGTTGGCTCATGGGGTTCCCGCCCGAGTGGGACGCCTGCGCGCCTACGGCAACGCCGTCGTCCCGCAAGTCGCGGCCGCGTTCATCGCTGCCTGCGTTGAGGTGATGGCATGACCGAGCGGCAGGCGCAGTTCCCCGGTGTTCTTGCGCCGCTGTTCCAGGCGAGCCGCTACAAGGTGCTGTACGGCGGCCGCGGCGGCGGCAAGTCGCACGGCATCGCCACCTATCTGCTCGCCGAGGCGGCCAGCCGGCCACTGCGCGTGCTGTGCTGCCGTGAGTTTCAGTCGAGTATCCGGGAATCGGTGCACAAGCTGCTGTCGGACCTGATCCTGAAGCATAACCTTGGGGGTTTCGACGTTCAGGAAAAGGGGATCAAAGGGCCCAATGGCAGCGAATTCTTCTTCGAGGGGCTCAGGCACAACACCGGCAAGATCCGCTCGCTCGAGGGGATCGACCGGGTGTGGGTCGAGGAAGCCGCAAACGTCACCCGCGCCAGCTGGGAGATCCTCATCCCGACCATCCGCAAGGACGGCAGCGAGATCATCGTCTCGTTCAACCCCGAGCTCGACACCGACGAAACCTACCAGCGCTTTGTCGCTAGCCCTCCCAGTAACGCCGTCGTGATCAAGATCAATTACACCGACAATCCCTGGTTTCCCGAGGTGCTGCGCATCGAAATGGAGCAGCTGCGGGCCCGCGATTGGGACGCCTACCAGCACGTCTATCTCGGGGAATGCCGGCTGACGCTCGACGGCGCGATCTATGCCCGCGAGTTGCGCGAGGCAACCGACGAGGGCCGCATTACCGCGGTGCCGTACGATCCGACCAAGCCGGTGTCGCTCTATGTCGATCTCGGCTGGGCCGACATGACGGCGATCTGGTTTGCCCAGCACATCGCCGGCGAGGTGCGGCTCATCGATTACCTCGAGGACAGCCAGCGGCCGTTCAATGACTACCTCAAGGAACTGCAGGCAAAGCCCTATGTCTACAGCACCCTCTGGCTCCCCCACGACGCCCAGGCAAAGGCGCTTGGCACTGGACGCAGCATCGAGGAGATCGCTCGAAGCGCAGGCTGGCGCGTTCGGATTGTGCCCCGTCTGTCAGTCGCCGATGGTGTTAATGCAGTTCGGACGCTCTTCGCTCAAATGTGGTTCGATCGAACTGCATGCTCAGACGGTTTGCAGGCGCTGCGGCACTACCGTTACGATCTCGACCCGACCGGACAATTCAGCCGCAACCCGCTCCACGATTCCGCCTCTCACGGAGCCGACGCGCTGCGCTACTGCGCCGTCGCCATGCAGGAGCAGCGCCGCGCCGCCTACCCGACCACGCCGCCGCGCCGGCGTATCCTCGAGCCCGGCCAGCGCGCCAATGTCGGATGGATGAGGGCATGACGACCGCGACCGACAAGCCCCCCCGAGAAGCCAAAGTCGGTAGCCGAGGCGCTCGCGCTCAAAGCAGCCGCCAGGCGAGCGCGGCCGCCCCAAGAGCCCTGGCATTTCTGTCCGATCCGCATTTGCACCGAGCCCTGCAGGTTGTGCTGGCGGAAAGCATGACCAGCGGCCGACGTATCGCATAAAGGGGTGAGCCATGTGGGAAGAGGTTTATTCCGAGCCGACCGATGTCATGGAGCGGCTGCGCGTCGAAGACGGCTGGCTCTACCGCAACCGTGTGGTCGTCGACGGCTCGGCGCAGAGCGCCGGCGGCTATTTGTGGACCGCGACGCTGGCTTATGTGCCGGACGCCGCCAAACCCGGTGACACCTTGCCGATCGGTGACGATAAGCCGATCGATCTGCCGAAATCATGAACGACCTGCGGCTCTACGCCCTCGATGAGTTCCGCCAGGCCGGTACGAGCGAGGCTGCGCTCGGGGCGATGCACAGCGGGTTGGTATGCCTGCTGTGTGATGCCCGGAGCAACCTCGAGCCCGGCTATCTCGTGGAGCTGCGCAGCGATACCCCGTGGGACATTTACAGCATTGCGATGGTCTGCGGGGCCTGCAGCGCCGCAAAAACCCGGGCTGAGGTTGAGTGGGATGTGGTAGGAAAGACCGTGCTGCAGTGGTTTGAGGTTGCCGGCCATGCGTAGGGGGATCCGATGACCGTTACGTATTCCAATGCCCTCAAGGACACCCGGATGAACGCGGTGATCACCGCGGTCGATGCCGGCGGTGCAGCGGGGTCGATGGAGATCTGCACCGCCGGCTATGCCGCTGTGCTGGGCGCGATCACGCTTCTTCGCCCGAGCTTTACCGAGGCCAGCCAGATGATCACGGTGGCAGGCGTGCCGCTCACCGGAACCGCTGGTGCCAGTGGCACGGCGGCGCTCGCCCGCGTCAAGGACAGCAGCGGCAATGTCGTGGTGTCGGGGCTCACGGTGGGCACCACCGGCACCGACATCATCATCACCAACACGACCGTGTCCTCCGGCCAGCAGCTGACGCTCGCCTCCGGCACGATCACGCACGGCTGATGCGGTGGCGTGGTTTGGCAACACCAACAACGCCGGCACCGCTACCAACGCGCCGCCGGCCAACGACAAGGCCGTATCAAAATTTACGCCCGATTTTAGCGGCACGCTCAATTCGATTACATTTTATGCCTCGAGCATCCGCTCGGCCGGCTCGCGGGCGCTGATCTACGACGCCAGCGGTTCCGGAGGCTTGCCCGGCAACCTCGTCGGCGTCAGCGTCGAAGTGCCGACGACAGCGCTGGCCTCCTGGAGCAAATACACGTTCACCCCAGCTCTCTCGCTCACGGCGGGCGTCCCCTACTGGATCGGCATTTGGTCCGGCACACTGGTCAACACGCCCTGCCCCACCCTGACCAACGGCATCGCTTACAACGCCAACACCTATTCGAGCACCGGCAACCCCTCAAACCCGTTTGGTGCCAGCCCGACCATCGCCAACTTCGTCTATCCTGTTGCCGGCGTCTATGATCCGGCATTTATCACCGGTTCGCCTAATAGCTGGCGCGGCTATCCCTCGGCCGCCGACCCGACTAACACCCTCTCAAACGCACCCCCCGCCAATTGGATGGTGGTGTCGCCGGTCAATGCCAACACAAGCGGCACGGTTAACAGCATCAGCTGGTACAGCGCCGCCGCTGCGACCGGTCATGTCAAGGCGATCATCTACGACTCGTCCGGCACCGGCGGTGCGCCTGGTGCGCGGCTGGGTGTGTCGAACGAGATCACCAACCCGGTGATGGGGCTAAACACCGCGACCTTTTCCTCGGGCATCCCTGTATCCGGCAATATTTATATCGGGCTGCATGCCGATGTCGCGCTGCCGAGTTATGCCGGCTCGTTGGGCGGGCCCGGCAACGGCTACTCGATCGCAGCGACTTACGCGAGCGGGCCGCCAAGCACCTTTGGCAGCGGCTCGTCCGGTTCCACGACGATCAATATCTGGGCCAATGGCACGTTTACCACGGGCCAATCGCTGGCGCTGGCGGCAACCGACCCGACCGATCATGCCGCGTTCAATGTTCAGGTGTTTACGCGGCTGCAGCTCACGCTGGCGGCAACCGACCCGGTTGATCACGCCGCGTTTAACGTGTCGGTCCGGAACAACTGGATCCTCAATCTCGCGGCGACCGAGGCGGTCGACCATGCGGCCTTTGCGGTCACCGTCGTCCCGCTTCCGGTGGATACGCTGAACCTGGCCGCAACCGAGGCGCCGGACGCGATGACCAGTTCAATTGTTGCGGTTACGCCCGAGAACAGCTTGCAGTATCATGTCAAGGGTTCTTTTCTGCGGCCGCCGGTCGATCGTGACCCGGCACCGCGCCACGGACCGCGTAGGCGATAAATGCGCAGCACGCCAGGAGCAACTCGCGGATACCGCGATCCCTCGCGCAACGAAACCGCCGCCGAGATCCGCGGCGACGGTGACGAAACCGACGAGGATATCCTCTACGAGGCGCGCGAGCGGTTCCGCCGCGTCGTCGACTGGGAGACGGACTACCGGGCCCGCGCGATCGATGACACGCGCTTTGTCCACGGCGATTCCGACAATCACTGGCAGTGGAGCGATAATCTTTATTCCGAGCGCGCCGAGCGGCCGAGCCTGACCATCAACAAGACCCGGCAGCACTGCCTGCAGATCATCAACGACGCCAAACAGAACAAACCACAGGTGCGCATTAGCCCGGTGAGCGACGAAGCAACCAAAGCCTCGGCCGATATCTTCGAGGGCATCTGTCGTCACATCGAGTACGTCAGCAACGCCAGCGTTGCTTACGACACCGCGACCGAGCACCAGGTGCATGCCGGGATCGGCTGGTGGCGAGTCGTCCGCGAGTACGAGCGCGAGGACGGGTTCGAGATGGGATTGCGCATCCAGCGCATCCGCGATCCCATGTCAGTCTACATGGACCCCGACATCCAGGAGGTCGACGGCAGCGACGCGCGGTTCTGCTTTGTCGTCGACGACATCGCTCGCGATGAATTCGAATCGAAATACCCCGAATATCGCGACCGCATCCCACAGGGCACCTTTGCTGGCGACGTGATCGAGGGCGGCTGGCTCGATGAATATCATGTCCGGGTCGCGGAGTATTTTCGCCGGGTCGATTACGACGATACCCTCCACATGCTCCCTGACGGCTCTACAGTGCATGAAAGCGAATTGGGTGGGGACGATACCCTCGACAATCTTCGTGTGCTCAGCGTGCGCCAGAGGGACGTACAGCGGCAACGTATCGAGTGGATCAAGATCGTCGGCGGGGTGATCGTCGACGAGCACATCGAGCCGGGGAAATACATCCCGCTGATACGCGCGATCGGCGAGGAGGCGGTCATCGAGGGGCGCCTCGAGCGCAAGGGTCATGTCCGCGCGATGAAAGACCCGCAGCGGATGTACAATTACTGGAGCTCGAGTGCGGTCGAATCGGTGGCGCTGCAGAGCAAAACGCCGTGGGTCGCGCCGGCCGAGGCGATCGAGGCGTATCAGCGGTTCTGGGATACCGCGAACACCGAAAACCACAGCGTGTTGCCCTGGAACGCGCGCGACGACCAGGGGCAGCCACTGCCGCCGCCGACCCGCGCCGAGCCGCCGCAGATGCCGCAAGCCTATATCGCCGGGATGCAGGCCGCGGGGCAGGAACTGATGATGGCATCGGGCCAGTACCAGCCGACGTTGGGACAGCCGAGCCCGACACAGGAGACGAGCGGTAAAGCGATCGCGCTACGGCAGAGACAAGGTGACAATGCGACATATCACTACATCGACAACCTTGCTATTGCTATCCGATTTACTGGGCGTATTCTTCTGGATCTCATTCCTATTGTATATGATACACCTCGTGTCCTGAAGATTATGGCGGTTGACGGGACGGTCGACCAGGTCCAGTTGAACCCGCAGCAGCCGCAGGCACTGCAGACCCAGCCCAACCCGCAGCAGCAGCAGCAACCGCCCGGCGGCGTGGCGCCGACGCCGACGCAGCAGATGGCGCAGAGCGTGGTGCGGATCTTTAACCCGTCGGTCGGGCGGTATGAGGTGCAGGCCGATGTTGGGCCGGCTTATGCGACCAAGCGGCAGCAGGCGTTTGACGCGTTCTTGCAGATCACCACGACGGCGCCGCAGCTGCTCAATGTCGCCGGTGATTTGTTGTTCAAATCGGCCGATTTCCCCAATGCCGAGGATCTCGCCGAGCGGCTGCAGCGGCTCGTGCCGCCGAATGTCCTGGGGCAAGGCCCATCGCAACAGGAACAGCAGCTGCAGCAGCAACTGCAGGCATCGCAGGCGCATGTCGCGCTGCTTGCCGAGAAGCTCGCGGTCAGCGAGATGAAGCACAAGGTCGGGGCCGACAAGAGCGAGATCGAAGCCTACCGCGCGACGACCGAGCGCATGGGCAAGCTGCTCAGCATGAACAGCACCGACGGTCCCTATGTCGACGGCACCGAGGTGCGCGCGCTCATCCAGACGATGGTGCGCGACGCGCTGCAACAGGCAGGGATGGCGCAGGTATCACAGGTGGCGTTGCGTGACACGCTGGAAACGGATCAGACCCTCAACGCGCTGGCGCCGCAGCAGAACCCGCAGACGGTGCCGTTTGGCCAGGTGCCGGGGCTCGCCAATGGGCAGCTGGCGGCGCTGTCGTCCGTCAATCCGCCGAGGATGCCGGGAGGATAACGATGGCTCTTGCCGACCTTCTGCAGAATATGAACCCGGCGCAGCAGATGATGTTCCTGCAGATGCTCCGCGGGCAGATGGGTGGCGGGACGCCACAAGGCGGTATGGGAATGCCGGGTGCCGCGCCGCCGATTGCGCCGCAGACTGCGCTCCTGGCGCAGCGGCTGGCGCAGCCGCCGTCGACAATGGAACAGGTGCTGCAGCAGCTCGCGGCCGTCCAGCAAGGCCAGCAACAGCTTCAGCAGGGGCAGCAGCAGACGCTGGGCGCGATCAGTCAGCCGAACCCGCTCCTGGCGCAGCTCTCGCCGCAGGTCGCCGCGATGTTTAAAATGCTGAGCGGTGGTAGTGCGATGCCGCCCGGCACGCTGCAGCCGCAATCCTCGGGCGTGGGAACGGCGTGATGCCGCTCTTACCCTTGCAATTGCCGATGCGCGGTCTTCAGGGACCGGCCCCCGTGCAGGGATTGCCGGCGGTCGGCGGGGCGATGCAGCCGCCAAGCGTTACCGCGCAATATCCGACGATCGGCGGTGTCTCGAACATCATGCCGGGAACGGCCGGCACGAGCCCACAGGACTGGTGGCGCAGCTGGCTATCGCAACAGGCCGCGGCAATGCAGAACGCGACCCAGCAAGCGCATCAACTCGGGCCGTTTGCTAACCAGCTGACCAACCCCAACGCGATGGCGCAGGCGCATCAGCTGATGATGATGCAGTACCTGATGGGCGGCGGCGGTATGGGAGGGGGCAGCCTTGCCTCAGCACCGACCGACAGCGGCGTCTGACATCGCGCTCAGCCTCACCTCGTATGAGGCGGCGACGCTTGAGCTATTGGCGGCGCTCGGACTCTCCGTTTACGAGGGGAATGAGATCAGCGAGATGACCCGCGACCTGCTCGACCGCATCCCGCCGGCGGTGCTGCGTAGCGTGGCGCACAAGATCGGCATGTGGTCGGCGGAGGAGCACTGATGGCGTCGAATATGCCCAATAACGCGCTGATACCGCAGACGCCGGACAATCGGCTTATGCGGCCGACCATGGCCGATGCGCTGCGCGCCGGGCCGCCGCCTGAGCCACCATCGCTTGAATCGCAGATCCCGCCGGTTGCCCCGGGTTCCGAGATCTCCTCGCGCGTTCCCGTGCCACCCGACCACTTCCCCGAGGACGAGCACGACGGATTGCACGAGATGATGGGTGAGGCATTTGACAACCCCGTCGCGCAGCATTTTGTCCGGGTCGGCTACCAGGCGGCCAAAGGGCGGCATCCCAATGTTCATGCCAAGCATTTGCTGCACGCGGCCCGCGACGCTTATCATGCTGTGCAATACGGGTTTTCGCCGGTCGAGCATGCGCTTGATTACATCGGGCAACACGCCCGCGCGCGGCATCTTGAGGAACAGGCACGCAAGGCCAATGGAGGAAACCCATGAGCGGACGCATCCGCGCCGAATCCGAGGGTGGCGGCCCCGGTGGCGGCCCGCCGCCGATCGAAGAGCCGGTATCCCCGCCGCCGCAGAATGATAATCCGCCGGCCGCCCCGCCACCTAGCGATCCGCCCGAGCCGGAACCGGAAGAAGCCGCCCGCGAGCGCGAACAGCGTGAACACAAGGAGCGCTTTGATCGGCTGACCCGCGAGAAATACGAGGCGCAGCGGCAGCGAGATGAATACGCCCAGGCGCTGCAGCAGATGCGCCAGATGCAGGCCAACACCAATCGGCCGCCAAACGGCAACGACAACCCGAGCCAGTGGCAGCAGCCGCAGGATCCGCGCGAGATGGGCCGGCAGCAGGGGCTGCAGGAAGCCCGTGAGGCCGAGGTCGCCCGGCGCTTTAACGACGACTGCAACACGCTCTTTCGCCGCGGCCAGGACGAATTCGGCGATATGAGCGATGCGGTGGCGGCCCTCAACGCCGTCGGTTACGGCACTCGGCCGGACGCGCTGATGGCGCTGACCCAGCTGCCCGACGGGCACCGGGTCTATCGCGAGCTCGCCGGCAACCTCGACAACGCCGCACGCATCCTGCAGATGCCGCCGATGCAGATGGCGGTCGAACTGGCACGGATGAGCCGTGGCGCTGATGCGGCGGATGCGCCGCCGCCCGCGGCCGCCGTGCCGGTAAGCCGTGCGCCGGCTCCACTCCGCCGCGTCGGTGGCAATAGCGGGCAGGCCGAGCGGCCGCTGAGCGACCCTAATGTGCCAATGGCCGAATGGATCCGCCGCCGCGATCGCGAAGAGCGCCGCTCCCGCATCATGCGCTAGGCCGGCTCTAGCCACAACACACGGTCGTTGACCATGTCGTAGCGGATCGGCCCTATCCAATGCCGGGGCGGGCGGGCGTCAAAGCGCAGCCAGCGGTGTGCGACCAACATCAGCTTCCCCTGAGCGCGGCGTTTCTTCGTTCAGCGTCCATATGGCTTGCCGCGGGGCCAAACCTGGCCGAGCACGCGCCCCTCGAGGCGCAGCGTCACCCATACTCTTTGGCGATAAAAAAGGCGGGCGGGGCCCATACGCAACATTGTGGGGGTCACGGGAGGTTGCCCCGCCCAGTCATCTCTAGGGGTTTGCGACCCGAACAGTCGCCCGCACCCTCTACCACATCCCGATATGCCAACCGTTGATATTTTTTATCAGCAGTGCTAATGCGGATTTCTTCCCTTGTTGGATCTCCACGGGGGATGCGCCTTGAGCCGGCTAGAAAGCTCCGCGTCTTCACTGCGTCAGTGTGATGTGCCCTCCGGGGTGCGCCCGCATAGCCGATTCGCAACCGGCATCGATCCCAGCAACCCCTGATTGCTGCGCTCGGTGCGCTGTTTCGCTTGTCTCTCCCTGCGCACGGGCGCCGGGAGAGCATCCGTGGCGAATTCGCCCCTTACCATCTCGCAAATCACCCGGGAGGCGCTGCGCCTCTTCCGCAATTCCAACTGGTTTCTCAGGACGATCGGCCGCCAATTCGACGAGGAATTTGGCCGTAGCGGCGCCAAGATCGGCTCGCAGCTGCGCATCCGCCTGCCCAACGACTACACGCTGCGGCAAGGGCAGACCGCGACCCCGCAAAACACCAACGAGCAGAACACGACCCTGGTGGTCGCCAACCAGTACGGCGTCGACGTGTCGTTCTCATCGTCCGAGCGGGCCCTCAGCTTGGATGATTATTCGGCCCGCATCCTCGCTCCCGCCGTCAATATCCTGGCTGGCGGTGTCGCCACGCAGGTGATGTCCAACGTCGAGAGCGCGGCCAACCTGGTGTTTAACACCGACGCGTCCTCGAACATGATCAGCCCGACCGCGGGCACCTGGCTCGCCGCCGGCGCGAAGCTCGATCAGAACGGCGCCCCACGAAACGACCGGTTTATCGTGCTCGATCCGCTCACCCAGGCGCGCACGGTGACGAGCCTGACCGGTCTCTTCAACCCGCAGACCCGGATCTCCGATCAGTACATCCGCGGCACCATGAGTGTGGATACCCTCGGCTTTGACTGGGGGATGGATCAGACCACGATCATGCATACGACCGGGGCGTACGGCACCGCCCCGACCGTCTCCGGCGCCAACCAGACCGGGTCGACCCTCACCATCTCGGCCCTTGCCGGACCGCTCAATGCGGGTGATGTGATCACCCTCGGCGGGGTCTTTGGCGTCAACCGGGTGACCAAGACGTCAACCGGCACGCTGCAGCAGTTCACACTCACTGCCCCGGCCAATACCGGCGCGACGTCGCTGTCGATCTACCCGCCGATCACACCGCCCTCGGGTGGTTTGCCGGTGCCGTTCCAGACCGTCACGGCGTCCCCCGCGGCGGGTGCACAGGTCACCGTCGGGACGGCCTCAGCATCCAACTACCGCGCGAACTTTGCCTATTACGCAGAGGCCTTTACCCTCGCCACCGCGGAGCTGGAATTGCCCCGCGGGACACACGAGGCGGCGCGCGAGACGTATGACGGGATCAGTCTGCGTATGGTCACGGATTATGCGGTGCTGTCCGACCAATTTATCACGCGGCTTGATATCCTCTTTGGTAGTCTGTGTCTGAGACCCGAATGGGTGGTCAAGGTGGCTGATATCCCGTAATGGCGCAGGCGCAAATCATCCCCGGCAATGCCGGGCGCAACGACTATCCGCGGATGCTCTACCACGAGGATGGCCGCACCATCATCGTGGAGAGCCCCGAGGAGCACGACAAACTGGCCCGTGACGGGTGGGAGCAGATGCCGCTGGAGATCCACCAGCAACGCCCGGCAACGCCCTCCCCGAGTATGTCCGGCGGCGATCCGCTGGCCATCCTGATCCGTGAAACCATGCAAAGCGTTCTCGAGGAATACGGGTTCAAACGTAAAGGAGCGAAGTGATGGCAAGAGATGTCCGCGGCGCGGCGCGTGTCGCCACCGGCCGAGATCCCCATACCGCCCCCAAGGAACGCGAGCGCATGGGCGGCGGCCGCTACGACGCGCGTCCCGGCACGAGCAGCATGCCCTCAGCCGCCGAGATGGACCGGCCGCCTTCCCCGTGCGGCACCTTTGGCCGGCATGGCGATGGCCGCGGCGGGATCAACGCCGGCATCCGCAAGATCCAGGACGCGGACAAGAACGGGTATTAGCCCGTGCAGGTCGGCGATCTCATCAGCCTCTCGCTGCGCACGGCGGGGATCCTCGGCGTCGGGCAAACCGCGCTGCTGCAGGATCTCGCCGACGCGCAGCAAATGCTTGTGCTGTTGATGCAACAGTGGAGGCAGAAGAGGTGGCTGGTCTTTCGCCTGATGACCGACACGATCCCGCTGGTGACCGGGAAACCGATCTACACAGTGGGTCCGTCCTCGGCGTCACCGACCCCGGATTTTGTCACCGATGGCAATTTCCGCCCGGCCAATGTGCAGAGCTGCTATCTGCGCCTGCAAACCGGCTCCGGGCCCAACAGCTACCCCGTCGATACGCCGATGCGCATTCTCGGGTCGCGTCAGGAATATGACCAGATCTCGTTGAAAAACCTGCAATCCTGGCCGAGCCTGATCTATTACGATCCGATCGTGCCGGTGGCGAATTTGTATGTGTGGCCGATCCCGGTGCAGACCAACTTTGCGCTCTACATCGCCTGGCAGCAGGCGATCGATCTCGCGGCCGAGGGTGCGCAGACCGTCGATCTTGAGACGATCGTCCCGGCCGAGACACAGATGGCGCTGATGTATCACCTCGCGGTGCTCACCGGCGTCAACTACAAGCTGCCCAAAGACGAGGACCTCGAGGCGGCGGCTCGCGGCGCGCTCAATGTGATGCGGCAGACCAACTACGCAATGCAGCCACTGAAGATGCCGGCCGGGCTGGTGCGCACCGGTATCCGGATGAAGAACCCGCTAGGCGGCTTCGTCTACCCCGAAACAAGCGCGAGTATTCCGACTACCGTGCTGTCGTAGGTGTTCTGATGGGACATCTTGCGGACAACGGATTACTGGTCTGGGACCGCGGCGAACCGCTTGCCGCGGCTGACCTCAACGGCAATTTTGCGATCCTGCGGGAGTATGCCGAGCGGGCGCTGAGCCAAGCGCTGACGCCGGATGCCGCGGTGGTCGCGCTCGAAATGCGGCTCGGCCGCCTCGAGGCTCGCCTCGACCGCGTTGAGCACATGCTGACCATGCATGAGCGGCAGCGCAACGAGCGCGAGTGGGCGCCGCTGTCTCATCTTGGGGGCGTTCTGCAGCGCGTCGACCGCCTGCAACAGAGCGTGGAGACAGCGGTCGCCCGCCTTGAACAGATGTTCGCGACGACCGACAAGATCCATAACGACCAACACCTCCGGCTCTCGCATCTCGAGCAGCAGCCCGAGGCGGCGACCCTGGAGCAATTCCAGACATTGGCGGCCGAGCACCACGACACCGCGCAAAAGGCTCATGTGTCGCTGGGCCAGGCGATCGGGCTGCGGGCCGAGGTGGCGCATGTCCGGCGCATCGCCGAGGGGCACGATCGCGAAGCCAACCGCCGCGAATACGCGCCGCTCTCGACCGTGGCGCATCTCTATGAACGCATCCTCAAGCTGGAGGAGCGGTAATGGCGCAGTTGCCGCTGATCCAGGGTTCATACGAGGCGCGCGGCGTCATCGCCAACGCACAAGCCTGCATCAATCTCTATCCCGAACCAAACTCCAAGGACGCGCCGTTCCCGGTGACGCATTACCCCGCGCCGGGGCTCAAGGTCGTCGAGGATTTTACCGGGACATACACCGGCGCCATCCGCGGGCTCTACAACGCGTCGGGCGGCCAGGTCTTTGTCGTCTTCGACACCGACGTCATCAGCTGGCACGGGATCGGCGCGGGCTGGACCCATCTCGGGACCATTGCCAATTCGGGCAACCCGGTATCGATCTGCGACAACCAGACCGATGTCGTGTTCTGCGACGGCACGGCCAATGGCTGGACGCTTCCTCTGGCATCGCACGGGACGCCGGGGAGCCTTGTGGCGATCACCGATCCGGCATGGTATGGCTCGACCCGGGTTGACTATATCGACTCGTTTTTTGTCTTTAACAAGCCGCACACGCCGACCTTTTACACCAGCACGGCGGGTGCGTTTCTGCCGCTCGATGCGACCTATGCGACACCCAAAGCCGGGTGGAACGACAATCTGGTGGCGTGCTGCGCGCTGCACGACAATGTCTGGCTGCTCGGCAATACCACGACCGAGATCTGGTTTAACGCCGGCGGGGCGACCTTCAGCTTTGCCCGCATGCCCAACAGCATTCTGCAGCAGGGGTGCGCGGCGCCGTATTCGCCGGTTGTGTCCGATAATGCCGTGTTCTGGATCAGTCAGGACCGCTGGGGTCGCAATATGTGTATGCGTGGCGAGGGCTATGCCGCCAAGCGCATCAGCACCTTCGCCGTCGAGGACGAGTGGTCGAAGTACTCGACACTGTTTGATGCGATCGGCATGTCGTATCAAATCGGTGGCCACGAGACTGTCGGGTTTTATTTCCCGACAGCCAATACCTGGTGGGGGTACGACGCGTCGACGGGGATGTGGCACAGCCGCACCTACAACGACCTGTCGACCGCATGGCTGCCGCGTTGCATGGCCGGCTGGGGATCGATCGGGTTTCCCGGGGGCGTCAACAGTATTCTCGCCGGTGATCGTACCGGGCCGCGCCTCCTTGAGTTGAGCCGGGACCACTACGACGATTGCGGGACGCCGATCATCCGCCAGCGCTCCTGGCCGCATGTGCTCAACGACGGCAAGCGTGTCGCCCATACCCGGTTTGCCGCGGCCTTTGACGGCAGCGCCCTCGCCTCGCCATCACGCGTGACCTTGGATTGGAGCGATGACGCCGGCCACACCTTTGGCACGCCGTTGCCGCAGACGTTTCGTGACGGCACCTATGGCCAGTATCAGTGGCAGCGGCTGGGGTATGCCCGCGACCGCGTCTATCGGCTGACTTGGTCCGAGGGCGGCGAATGCGCGCTCAACGGGGCGTGGATCGATGTCCTGCAGCAGGGGTCATGAGATGATCCAGCGATCGCTCTCCCTCGAACGCGCCCTCGAGCGCGAGGTGGTGCGGTTTGCCGGGAGCCTGGCGTGCTTTGTCTTTTATGCCGGGGAGAAGCCGGTCGATTGCAATGGCATAGCGTTGGGCGAGCGGGTCGGCAAGCGCGAAGCGAGCGAATTTGCGGTGCGGCACCTGATGCGCGGGATGAGCCCGGGTATGCCTGATGACGCCACCTACTGGCGGCTCTATGACGCCAACGGCAATGTCGTGATGCAGGGAGACGGCACATGAGAGGGATGTGCATCGGCGGCGAGCCACCCTGCTCGGCGCAGGGCATGATCGCGCCGCGTTACCAGTTCGTCGATCAGAGCGGGACGACGACGCCGAACGCGCACCGGTTCTTGTGGGGCCTGTTCAGCGCAATCTATGCGCTGGAGCAACGAGTGGGATTGGCGCAGACCCAGATCGCCGAGCTCCAGGCGCGCTTGGCGCAGCTCGAGGCGGCGGAATGAGGAATTTTCTCCCGATCGGGATGATCGACATGCTGCCGCTGCGCCTGGCGCTGCAGCGGCGTCCCGAGCTGTGGGATCAGAATGTCTACCGGACGACCTTCGAAAACACCCCGTTCCGCGGGATGAGCGACATTCTGCTGCGGTACAGCAAACCCGAGAAATGGTCCGGCAACCGCGATTCCGAGGCGCTCGTCGACGACCTCGACCTGGTGATGTACCCGGCATGGGCGGCGCTGCCGGAGGCGCGCGAGGTCTGCTTTAACCTGATGGCCAAGTGCAAGGGGATCGCACTCGGCCGGGTGATCATCGCGCGGCTGCCGCCCGGCGGGGTGATCCTGCCGCATGCCGACGATTACGGTGCCTATGCGCTGCAGGACGGGCTGCGGCTGCATGTCGCCGTGCAGGCTCTCCCTGGATGCATCTTCAATTGCGGTGACGAGACGATCCAGATGCAGACCGACAGCGTGTGGTGGTTCAACCACAAAGCAACTCACTCTGCCCAGAACAACAGCGCCGACGACCGGGTCCACCTGCTTGTTGATATTCAGACGGGGTGAGCCGTGGAGCACCTCTCAATCCAGCCCGAGGATACCGTCGCCGTCCTGCAGGAGGCGGAGGATACCGGCATGCTGCGCCGGCACTGGGACGAGCTCGCGCTCGATAAGAACGCGGTGAGCCTGGCGCCGGACTGGCGGCGCTATCGCCACCTCAATGATCAAGGTGTGCTGTCGACGATGGCGGTGCGCGAGCGCGGCAAGCTGGTCGGCTACTCGATCATGCTGCTGACGACGGGGCTGCATTACAAGCACTGCTACGAGGCGCGCATGGATGTTTTCTGGCTCGCCCCGGAAGTGCGCGGCCGCTACGGCGGGGTGCGGCTCTTTCGGGCGCATGAGAAGGAGCTCAAGCGGCGCGGCGTCAGGCGGATCTACACCGGCAGCAAGATGCACCGCGACAGCTCGAGGCTCTTCCTCGCGCTCGGCTACAAGCCGGTGGAGATCTGGTTCTCGAAGATGCTGGAGGACTGAGCGATGGTCGCAGCGGCAATTATCGGCAGCTCGGTTATCGGCGCGGGCTCCAACCTGATCGGTGGTCTGACCTCCTCGAGTGCCGCGAGCAGCTCGGCCGCGGCGCAGCAGCGCCAGTTGAACCAGGTGCTGCAGTACCAGCAGGGCATTCTCAACGCCGCCATCCCGATGGCGCAGGATCTGCAAAACCAGAATGTCGCCGCGCTCTACGGCGGGCAGACCAATGCCGCCGAGGCGATCTCCAATGCGCTCGGCTATGGCGCTAACGCGCTCGGTCAGTATCTGCCGCAACAGGTCGGTGCGATCGGCGATTGGGCAAACCAAGGGCTCGATGCGCTGCGCGCGATCGCGGCCAATGTGCCGGGCGAGATCCGCGGCGGCGTCAATAGCGCGCTCGATCTGCTCAGCGGCGCCGGGACCAATATCACCAATCTGCTGCAGCCCTATGCGACCGCCGGCAGCAATGCGATCGGCGAATTGTGGTCCGAGATCAACGGCACCTCACCCGTGCCGGGTCAGACGGGGGCGCTCGGCGCCGTCCCGAACATCACCGACCCCTCGCAATTGCCGGGATACCAGTTTGCTTTGCAGCAGGGTGAGAACGCCGCCAAGAACCAGGGCAGTGCGTCCGGTTACGCCGGGGTCGGCGGCAACCTCTCGGGGCCGCTCGGCAAGTCGCTCGCCACCTTTGCCGAGGGGCTCGCCAACAGTAATTACACCCAATACCTACAGAATTACTGGGCGAACCAGAATAACCGCTACGGTATTCTTGCGGGGCTGGCCGGAACCGGGGGGCAGATCGGCAGCAATCTCGGGCAGATCCTCGCCGGGCTCGGCACGGCCGGGGCAAGTACGGCGCTTAGCGGCAGCGTGGACATGTCGCAGATCCTCACCGCCCTTGCCGGGAATATCGGCAACATCGCGTCGACCGCGGGCAGCAATATCGGCGCGGCTTATGGCAATGTCGGCAATGCGCTGGCACAGCTGTTCCAGAATATCGGCACTAATCTGGGGAACGTCTATACCGGGACCGCGCAGAATGTGGTCGGGGGGTTGACCCAGCCGATGCAGATCCTCGGGCAGATCGCCAGCGGCACTTCCACGAATGTGGGAAATGCCGGTGTGACGGGTGCGGCCAATGTCGGCCAGGCAACGCAGAACGCGGGCAATCTGCTCGGCGGCAGCATCCAGGGCACGGGCGGCCTGCTCGGCAATGCGCTGCTGACCAATCAGCTGCTGAATAACAGCGGGTCTACGATCGCGAACACCTACCCGAACCTGACCGCACAGAGCATCGCAAATGCGGGGGCTGGTTCGACGATCGGATTTAATCAGGCTATGGGATTCTGATCATGCCTGACAGCACCGCAGCGTTGGTCAGCCAGCTGGCCAATCCACCAAACCCGATGGATCAGGTCACCAAGACGCTGGGCGGCGTCAATGCGCTGATGGACTTCCGCGCCAACCAGGCGGCGATGGATGCCTACCGGCAATCGATCGACGAAAACGGCAATTTTGACATCAACAAATTCAACGCGATCGCCAGCCAATTGCCCGGCGGTAGCTGGAAATTCGGCACGCAGATGCAGCAGTCCGGGCAGGGGCTGCAGGCACAGGGCGCGGGTACACGAGAACAGGTACAGGCGACGCTCGACCAGCTAGGTGCACAGTCACTCTACCTGCAGCCGTTGACAAAAATCGCGGTCAATGGCGGCACGGTGACCGCGCAACAGGTCAAGGATCTACTCGCGAGTATGCCGCCCGGGGTCGTGTCGCCGACGCGGTTGAACCAGATGCAGAGCCAGGTCGCCGGGATGACCGATGCGCAAGCGACCAACTGGGTGCTGGGTGCGTCATACGCCAACACACACGCGGCGAACATAGCGCAGTCGCTCTTGCCGGGGTACGCCTCACAGCCGCAGGGTGGCTATAACCTTGGGTATCAGCCGAACCCGAGGGCGCCGGGATATAATCCGCCCTTTGGCGCAACCCCGCTTACGATGACACCGGGCGAGGTCACGCAGACCAATATTCAATTGACCAGCCCGGTGCAGGGCGGCTGGGTGCTGCCGGACGGCACGCAGCGCAGCGGCTCTGTCGGTCAGTGGATGCATGATTTTGGTCTCGACCCCGCAAAGGTTTACTACAATCCCGGCGCAGGCACGGTCAGCGCGCCAGGTGCACCGACGATAACCGTGCTGCCGACGCAGGCGCCTCCACAGGCGCCCGCTCCAGCCTCTGGAGGTGGAGCAAGGCCCGCTCCGGCACCTGCCCCCGCTCCCGCGCCATCACGCGCTCCCACGCCTCCTACACCGGCCCCGTCCCCTTCCCCGTCCTCAACGTCCCCGCCCTCGCCCCCGCCACCAACGGTCAGCGGCGGCCCAACGACACAGGGCGGCGGAACCAGCACGATGTCCCCGCAGGAGATCCAGCAAGGGCGCGACGCCTACACGGCGGCACAAGCCGAGCAACCCGCCATCCAGGGACGCATCGCGACGGCCGACCTGGCGCTGCAGGCGCTGCAAAACGCAAAGGTCGGAGGCGGCACGCAAACGGCTAACGAGGTGATGAACGTCCTTGGCTCCTATTCGCCGGACTTTCTCAAAAAGATCATCCCTGGCTATGACCCGGCGAAGGCCGCAGCGGATTATCAGACGGCCGCCAAATACATGCAGCAGATCACCAACGCCGGGGGCGGCCTACCAGGTGGTGCCAGCACCAGCGACAAGCTGAACGCGGCGGCGGCTGCCACACCGAATCCGCATATGCAGGATCAGGCGTCTGAAGAGGTTCTGCGTGTCCTAAAGGCGCAAAATCAGATCCAGCAATACATTATGACGCAGTTCGAAAAGAGCGGGCAGCCGGCCGCGCAGTATCAGAAGTTCCAGGCCGACTGGGCGCGCACGCATGATCCGCGGGCGTTCTTCCCGCTGACCGCGGACATGCTCGGATATCTGAAAAAGAGCGTCACCGGCAACGAGCGGACGACATTTAACAACACGGTGCATGAGCTGGTGACGAACGGAGCGATCCCCGATCCACGCAAGCAGCCGGGGACCGCTGAATAATGCTCGGGGTCGGCACCCTTGATCCTTACGGCGACCCGCCCAACCCGTTGTTGGTGCAGGCGCAGGTCGACACCGACCCCTATTCGCCGACCTATGGCCAGCCGCTCTACAGGAAACTGAGCCCGAAAGAGACGGGGCCGGACTACCAGACTACCGAGAAGGGCAACCCTGGCCAGCCGGGCGCGGGTGTGCCGACAACAGCGCAGGGCAATACCGGCGCCACCTTTGAGATGGTGCCGCCTCCCGGCACTCCCCAGAAGACCCCGCCAGCGCCGCCTGCAAAACCAAAGGCTGAAGCCGCCCCCGATTATCTCGGCGATGCGGTGCCGCAGGCCGACAGCAAAGGGGCGCCGCTGGCGACGGCTCCAACGACCGAGCCTAAGGCAAACGAACCGCCGGATTATCTCAACGATGCGGTGCCGCAAGCGACCGAGAGCGGCGCCCCAATCGTGCCCGCCTATACCGGGCAGTATCTGACGGCAGCTAAGAGCCCCGGCGCGCAGGCGGTCGGCACGCCAATCGTCGATGATCCGGCGCGCATCCCCGGCTCCGATTTTCAGCGGCGGATCAATATCGCAGAAGATCCGGGGCAGAGAGCGGCGATCGCCGCGAATCTGCTCAACATTCCACTCGATCGCGTCATTGTCAGCGGCTCGGGTCGGCTAGCTGCGGTCGACGAGAAGGGACAGCCCTACTACATCGAAACCGAGCATCCCTTTGTTAATCAGGAAGGGATAACCAGGGACGAGCCGGGAACGCCGTGGCGTCCGATGGGGACGTTTCAGTTTAGTCCCTATGCAACTCAATCACCGTTAACGCCAGCGACCCCGACCTCGACCAGCCCCGCCAACTTGGCGGCCGGCGGGGCGATTGCGCTGCAAAACTTGGGCTTTCAGCTTCCCGCGGTTGCGGGTGGCCTCATTGGGGAGGCGGGAACGCCGCTTGGGGCAGCGGCGGGCACGGGCGCAGGTACTTATCTCAGCTCGACCGGGCGGCAGATGCTGGCAAATGCGCTTACCTCGCAGGCCGATCTGCGTCAGCCGGTCTTTACCCCGCAGCGCGCCAAGGAAGCGGGAGTCAACGCCCTTTTGGCAGGCGGTGGCAGCCTGCTCGGGGGCGGTAGCCTGCTTCCGGGCGGAAAGCTGCCGACTAGCCCGCTAAACCTGCCAGGCACGCTTGTCGAGCCCTACGGCCAGCACAATTTGCTGGCACCATGGGAGGCGCAGCCGCGCTGGGCAGGCGTGACGCAGCCGAGGTTGCCGCTGCCTGGTTCAGTTCCCGAGGCGTCCCCGCCATCGGCCTTTAATCCGCCGGGTGCGCCGCCGCCGGGTGTTCGCATCGAACCGCCTGCGGTCAGTACGGCCCCAACCTCGACGGCGATCCCCTCTGAGCATCCGGCGTTTACGCCGCGGCCTGTCGAGGGAGCGGTTCTGCCTCCGGAAGCTGAGGGGGTACCGGGGCTGAAGACGCCCGAGCAGATAATGGCCGAGCAGCAGCAAGTGCCAAAGGATGTGCCGCCGCTTCGCTTTCCCATCATGTCGCAAGCGGGTGCCAGGGCACGCGCGGTGCAGCTGCTGCAGCATTACGCGCAAGGTGGCAACATCACACCCGAGGCCGGGGCTACCGGCACGCTCTCCGAGATCACCGGCAACCAGGGAATCGCAACGCTGGAGCGGGCGATGCGGGACAACGGCAACCCCGCAATCATCAACGATATCGCCAGCAAAATAGAAGAGACGCGCACCGCAAATCGCGCTGCCCTTGAGGCCGTGCGCGGGCACCCGGATGACCTGCTACCTGCCGAACAGGCCGTAAGCCGACAGATCGGGCAATTAAAGACCAACGTTTTTACCAATGCCCAACCGGCCGATCTCCAGGGCACGCTCAATGCGGTCGATGCTGCTTTAGCCAGTCCGGGAGCCGCGGGAAACCCAACCGTTGCGGCCGCCCTGCGCGATGTCCGCGCGCGGCTCTTTCAACGCGACCCGATAACAGGGCGCCTGCCGGTTGATGCCGATGGCAAGCCCATCGAGGAATTGATTACCGACCCTGAAACCGCATGGCGGGTCCGCTCCGGGGTCGGACACGATATGAGCAGCCGGGCACAGAGCGGCAGTACGGATATTCGCGCGGCCAGCCGCGAACTGGGCCCCGTCATTGCCGCGCTCGACAAGGACATCACCGCGGCCGCGCCAAACTACGCGGGCTTCAATGCTGCGGTGAAGGAGCTCAACAAGCCGATCACGGCGATGAACTACCTGCAGGGACGCACTGGCCTTGTCGATGCCTACGGCAACCCCACCCTCAGCGGCGTGCAGCGGACGCTCGACGACATCTATAAGCAACGCACGCTCAAATACGGTTGGCAACCGGCAGACGATTTGACCGACGAGCAGATCAGCGGGCTTGAGGCGCTGCGGGATCAGCTGCGCCGGCAGCAGAACGTGTCGCGACCGATCGTGATCGGTTCGCCGACCTATCAGAAATTCGGCACCGACCAGACGCTGAACCTGCTTACCGGGCAAGGCCCGATTGCGCGCAGTATCCGTCCAATGCTGGCGGGTTCTTTAGCTACTCACGAATTCGGGCCGGTGGTGGGGCCGGTGCTAGGCACCGGGCATATGCTGTTCCAGGCTGGGGTGGCGGCGCGGAATATGAGTGTGCGGGACCAGATCAACGCAGAACTGACACGCCTCCTGCTCAATCGTAATGGGGAGGGGCTCGCGGCGCTCCGTGGCGCTGTTCCGATGCCCAACGCGCTTCAATGATCAGCCGCGATAATCTGACCACGAAACTCGGCGCGGTAGACCGGAAGGTGCGGCTGCGGCTTGCTCTCGTTGTCCTTTGCGCATCTCGCGGTGGAGCTGCACGGTCATGAGTCGGTGCGCGACATTGAGTGCTAACCAGGCATTCATGACCATAAGAACGGCGCAAAAGAGACAGAGCCAAATAAAGTTCCATCCGCTTTTGTCGCCGGGTCCAAGGCCGATCCCACTGACGACTAGCGTCAATAGTCCCATCAGGGCGGCGATGCAGAGAAAACCGCCCCCCATGGCAAGGATGTTACGAATCGCGCTGGGTATGCGCCAGAAGATCCGGATAACCCAGGATACGACGATAACCATAATGGCGATGCCGATGAGATGGGCCATCTATGGTTTCTCCGGCGCGATCTGCACCTGCAGCGGTGGACCGCCGAACTGCACCACAATTGGCTGTGGCGGTGTGGTGCCGATTTTCCAGCCTAAGAAGCCAAAGACCGCGGCGCAGGTGGCGACAATTAAGAGGATCGCGCGCGGCGTTTCCCAGAATGTTTGCTTTTTGTGCAGCAACACATCGAGCCGCAGTAGCTCGCTCTTTAAGAAGTCATCTGTGGTAGGATTGATCTCAGCCATCTCGCCATCCTCTCTTGGCGTTGTGGTCAGGAGCCGCAGGGGAGTTCGCGCTCCCCTTGGCTCCGCATCAGGGGATAGCATAAATGCCGGATATCCCGCCAGAACAAACCGTCACGCTGCCGGTGACCGACTGGCAGACCGTCCTCGCCGGGCTCTACGAGCTCCCCGGCAAATACGGCATCCCCGTCATCAACCGGCTGCAGGCTGAGCTGACCAGACAACCGCCCGAACCCATCGAGGCGATCGTCGTTCCTTTCAGGGAAGGTGCCGAGTAATGGCATCCCCAACCCCAGAAGCCGTGCCGCCAGGCGTACCGGTGGTTCCACAAGGACCGGTTCCGGCAATTGGTATTCCTAACAGCCAGGACTATCCGCGGCTGGTTGCCGGTCTTCCGTACTTCGAGCCGGTGGCGATCGCCGAGATCATCGAGCCGTCTGTGCTCGAAGCGGTCGAAGGCATGTTGCCAACGCTGGTGCCCCCTTATGTGACCGATGCGGCGAATACCGCAGTTAATAATCTGGCCGTTGTCAAGACCGGCAGCACGATGACCGGCCCGCTCAATCTCTCGCCGCTGATGCCGACGGCGGATTCGATGGCGGCGACCAAGGCCTATGTCGACACGATGGTGGCCACCGGCAATGTGCCGGAAGTGCCGCCGGTGCCGGCTGGGCAAACCTGGGCCCGGCAGACCGGGCAATGGGTGCCGGCGGCCGGCGGCGGCACGATAACCGGCGTCAACGCCGGCAACGGGCTTACCGGCGGCGGCACGACTGGCACCGTGACGGTGGGCATTGCCGCGCCGGTATCGATCGCCAATGGCGGCACCAACGCGATAACCGCACCGGGCGCCCTCTCAAATCTCGGCGGTGCGCCGCTCGCCAATCCTAATTTCACCGGCGCGCCAACCGCGCCGACCGCGGCAACAGCGGACAATTCGACACGGATCGCCACGACAGCCTATGTGCAGGCGCAGAACTACCTGACGATTGGCGGTGCCGCAGGGAGCTATGCCCCGATTGCGTCGCCGGCGTTGACCGGCAACCCCACAGCGCCGACGCCCACGGCGGGCGACAACGACACGTCGATTGCGACAACTGCCTTTGTGACGGGTGCGATTGCTACGGCTGGTGCCGGCTATCTTCCGATTTCCGGCGGAACGTTGACTGGCTTGCTGCAGGTGAACACCAGCGGCACCAAACGCATGCTGATGAATACCGGCATGGTGATCGGCAACACGGCACCCGATCCCGGCCAAGGCAGCTTGATCCTCAACGCCAACGCGGCGGCACCGCCTGCTGCACCGAGCGGGCGGAACGTACAATTTGATATTACGGGGGCGGATGCTAGCGCGGCACCAACCTTATTGATGGATGCTTTTGGCGGCGGCGTGCCTGTTCTGTCTATGCGAACGGGACGCGGTACGGCGGCGGCGCCAACCGCAAGCCAGAACACCGACAACCTTGCCTATTTTGAGGCGACGGGACGGGTATCGGCCACGGCTTTTTCGGCGGCCCCGACAGGGGTTCTCAATTTTGTCGCGGGGGAAAATTTCAGCGCGACGGCGACAGGGACATTTGGGCAGATCAGCGCAACCAAGCGCGGCACGACGACGGCGGCGCCCGTGGCGATTTTTGACGCTGATTTTGGGATGTCGGGCCTTGGCACCACGACCAACAACAACGCTACGGCGGGCTGGATCGGGGAGGTCGTCCGCTCGCAGGTGCCGCAAGCAAGTGCCATAACTCTGAGTAGCGGCGTCAACACCAACGTCACATCAATCTCGCTAACCGCTGGCGATTGGGATGTCTACGGCAACGTCACCTTTCTGCCGGGCGGGACAACGACAATCTCAACCTCGTACACCTGGATCAATACCGTCTCGGCATCTGGGCCTGACAGTAGCCTGTCTCATCTTACCGGCTCGATGCCGACCGGGCTGGCGTTCAGCACCACCGCGCCGATGCAACGTCTGAGCCTAGCGGCAACGACGACGGTTTATCTCGGGGTCTATGTCGGGTTTGGTGTCTCGACGATGCAATGCGACGGTCAACTGTGGGCACGGCGAGCACGCTGAGTAGTTCTTCAGAAGGAGGCTAAATCATGCAGAGCCAACAGACCAAAGACGAACCCAGGGCAGCAGCCCCGGCGCATGAGGCCGCGCCAAAAAGGCCGCCGCTGCAGGAGCAGATCGACGCGATCAAAAAGGCGATTGAGCCCGTGGTCGGCGTGATCCCCGATCCGCCCGAACCGGCCGCCGGGTGATGGCGATCACCGCAGCCGAGCGCAGACGACTTCCCTCGAAGGATTTTGCGCTCCCCGGTAAAGGCACGGGGAGCGGGGGCAAGGGGCCGGGAAGCTACCCGATCGATACCAAGGGCAGAGCCAGGGCGGCGCTATCGCGAGGCGCGGCCAACGCGTCCCCGGCCGAGGATGCAAAGATTAAGCGCGCGGTCGAGCGGAAATACCCCTCAATCGCCGTCGGCGGCAAAAAGAAAGGCGGTAAGTAATGCCCCTTGGACCCAACAAGCTATCCCGCGACGAGCGGGACGCCAGCGACATGGTCGACCGCAAGCTGCGCAAAGCCTGCGACATGGTCGAGCAAGGTTATAGCGATCGCTGGCCGGCGCGCGGCCAGGCGACGGTCCCAACCCGCGAATGGCGGCCGCTCGAGGACGTCAGCCGCGGCGGCAAGATCACCGAATATCTGAAGCGCCCCAGCGCGCCGCGCTAAGCGGCGATGACCGACCGGGCCGCCTGCCTCACGACCTGGGCGCTGGCGGCCGGTTCATGGCTCGTGATCATCTGGTTCGCCCTATGGCTGATGGGGTGCACGCCGGAACCCTGCGTCGCCGGTGTGTTGGTTAATGCGACGGTGATCTGTCAGGAGCAGTCGAACCGTAGCCATTAGGTATCAGCTTCCCCTCGATGACGCAGGGCAGCGACGGATCAGCCATGAGCTGCGCGACCGCCTCACGCAGCTTGGCGTCCTGCCGCCGGCGATAAGCGGGGATCAGCCGCAGCAGCATCTGGTACGGGTTGGGGCGCTTGAAGGTGATCATTCGGCCGCTCCTTGCCGCTGCACGAGCGTGTGAAGTTCAGTAATGACCACCTCCGCCCAATAGGGCACCGAGACGCGTCCCCGTGCCCATCGATTGACGCTCACCGGCGATAGCTTGAAGCGCTCGGCAAAAGCGGCTTGGGTGATGCCGAGCCGCTCGAGCGCCGCCTTGAATTCGGCGCCGGTCATCATTCTTTCTCCAACGCCGTGCGGATGGCGCGCAGATCCTCGCGGACTTCGGAGCGGAACCGGTCGAACTGGCTGCGCAGCGCCCGCAACTCGACAGCGATGTTGGTCATAGCGCCATCGTGCCGTTCAAGCATGGCGACGATAACCGTTCGCTCATCGCGCATATCGGCAAGCTCGCGCTGGATCTCGCGCAGCAACCGATCGGTGAGGCTCGTTGGGTCGCCGGGTTGGGTCAGCATCGCTCAGCCCTCCACGACGCGACTGGCTTCTTTGCGGACCAAGCCCGGGCGCGCCTTCGCTTTTGGCACATAGCCGGCTTTGGTGCGTTTGACTTCGATGCCCAGCCAGCATTGCGGGATATCGGCAAGCTCGCGGATGATGCGGTAGAGGCGGTTGTCTGTGGTTTCGATGATCATAATGTGCTGCTCCCTCTCTGATGGACTAAACATAATGCTTAGTGACGGACTATGCAATATGTTTATTTATAAAGAGGAAGATTTGCACCCCCGTTTGCACCCCCGCAGGGTGCGGAAAGTGTCCAAAGTTCGCGATTCGTGCGCGCCAACTGGTTCCTATATGCCTTTGATATATAACGTTTCCGGCGTTCTCGATGGGTTCGCGGAAGGGTTTGCTAAACCGTTATACGGTTAACCCCGTATCGTGGGTTCGAATCCCATCCCCTCCGCCATTTCAATCACTTAGATAGGCGCACCAGCCGGCTTGAGCTTCCTTCCCAGAACTTTGCACCCCCGTTTGCACCCCGAGCCTTACTCTGATCCCACCGCGGCTGCCTCGTCCTCAGAGAGGTACCCGAGGTAAATCTCGGTCGTCTTGACGCTGCTATGACCGAGATGGCGGGACAGCGAATAGATACCCATACCCGCCTGCAGCGCGCGGATGGCGAACCCATGCCGCAGATCATGGATGCGAAACCGGCGAAAGCTCGGATCCTCATCGGCCAGCCGCTTGACGATCGCGGCCGCCTGGCTGGCGAAGTTATGGTAGATGTCGCCGCCCGAGTGCTGGAAGACCGGACCCGTCAGCGGGGCATCCGCCAGCACCGTCGAGGCGTCGCCGCCGGGTGTCGTCATGTCGAGTGTCCGCGGCCGGTTGGTCTTCGTCCGTGTCAAAAGGATCTTGTTTCTGACACGGTCGATCTGCTGTCCCTCGAGCTGCACAGCTTCCTCTTCGCGCATTCCGGTCTGATCGAGCAGCGTCAAGATGCGTGCCAGCGCTGGCGGGGCTACAGCGATCAGCCGAGCGACGTCGCGCGAATCAGGAGGCTGGATGGGGTCGCGACGCTCGCGCAACAGCGAGCGATCGTAAGCCTGCACCGGATTGTCGTCGCGGTGGCCCCACTGGACGCAGCACGCCATGAGGCGCGACAACGCCGTCAGGTCACGGCGGATCGTGGCGTTGGTGGCAGTGCGGCCGCGCATGCTGGCGTATTCGGAGAGCGTTCTGATGGTGATCGTGTCGACCGCCATATCGCCCAAGGTGCCAACAACCTGGCGCATCGACGACAGATACCGCTCGGCGACGTTGGGCTTTACGTTCTTGGGCAGCCACTCTTGCGCCCAACGCACAGTTACCGCTTTAAGCGTGGGGCAATCGGGATCACCGACGGCGGCGCGTTCGAGCTTTTCGCGCCATGCTTTGAGCCGCTTCTTCGCCTCTTTAATGTCACCTGTTCGAAGAGTTCGCCAATATTCTCGTCCGGCAATACGTAGACGTCCGTGGTAGTCCTGACCGCGTTTTTTAAGGTATCCGTCTGACATGCCGCCACCCTCTCTCGCTGGCGTATCCAGGCTTTGATCTGTACTGGGTCAAAGGTCCACACGCCATCAAACTTTGCCGCGCCGGGTATCTTGCCGGCGGCCGCCATCTCCTGGACCTTGCGCAACGACAGCGACGTAACGCGGGCAACCTCGGCGGGGCGAATCCGGGGGACGAGGTCGATCATTGTTTGCGCACTCCCCCATTCAGGCCATTCAATTCATCGCGTATAACCGCTCGCAGTCGCGCTCGACGCCGCTTTTTAAAAGCCTTGTCGGCCGCAGCAATTGCTTGGGAAAACGACGAGGTGGCGGCCGGAGGGGTAAGGATCGGTGGACGCAGCGCCTCCTCCAGTTGCGCCAATGCAGATTGGTCAAAAACGATAGACCGTCCTGTCTTAATTGGTCGGATTTCGGGATGCTCGGCCAACCGACGGCGCACTGTCCACACGCTGGTGCGCAACCGGTCGGCAACTTCCTCAATCGTCAGATGTCGTTCCATGGGCGGGGGCCTCCCATTGGCGAATCGTTGTTGTGTAGCAGCGGGCGTGGTGCTCGGGGCAGTAGGGGCTGTCGGGCACGGTGCGCTCGAGGCACCATTGCGGGTGCCGGGGATCCTTGTTGGCGATAAAACGGCACTCGAAGGGGCTCGGCCACGGCGCCGGCGGCGGGACGATCGGCTCCGGCTCGGACGGCCGCGGCTTGCGTGGCACGGCGAGCCCGTAGCGAAAGCGGGCTCCAGCGACCGCACCTTTACTGATCCCGAGCCGCTCGGCGATCTCCGCATTCGAGCGGCCGAGGGTGGCCATCTTGCGCAGGTATGTGACGAGCGGGTCGCTCCAGATCATACGAATGCTTTCGGAGGCAGAGGAATGCCAAGCCTCTGTGGACGCCACCAATGCAGGCAATTAGGGTGGATGTTGATGTGGTCGGATGAAGGGAGATGCAGCTGCATCGCCGCTTCATCGTCGGCGAAAAACAACCGAGCGATCCCATTTCTGCCCAATTCGGGACGCGGTTCGCGCGCGAGACGCTGACGTGATCCCAGCCTTCGCCCCACGAGGCGATGACCCGCAATGTCCGCTGATCGATGCAGCTCGGGATATTCCAGGCCCCGCCATCGCTGCCGAGGGTCAGGCAGTATTGGCGAATCGGCGCAAGATCTCTCATCCGCTCCTCGCCTGGATGTAGCTGCTGCTGCTCATGCCGCGATCGCCTCGCCGCCGGTATGCGCGAGCAGATCGTCGAGGGCGATCCCGAGGTCGTCGGCAATGACCCGGAACGCCGCGTCATAAAACGCCTGCGCCTCGTCCTGGCTCATGCTGTCGAACGCGGTCGATTCCGGCACGAGCACGCGCCGGCCATCGATGAGGCGCACGACGTCGACATGGCCGGTGGCGACTTTTAACGCGGTATGCAACTGCTCAGCGGTGTTCCATTTTCCCGTTGCTTCGACGACGCGATTGAGAATGGTCCAGTACAGTGAATTTTGCGCGATCGAGCGCTTGCGCAGCAGCTTGATGGCGATGCGTTGGCCATCCTCAATTTTAGCGAGCGCGTCGGCGGCTTCGCGACTGACCGCTCGGAGCGCGTTGCCGCGCTTTTCCATGATCAGCGGGTCGTGGTGCATCTTACGGTCCTAACCTTGCCTTGCCATGCCCTGCTCCGCCGAGCCCGACCCGGCCCCGTCCCGCCCTGCGTAGCCACGCCTCACCCAGTCCTGCCGCTCCCGGCCGAACCGAACCATGCCCAGACCGACCCAACATAGCCTTGCCGGGCCCCGCCATGCCTCGTCCTAGCCGACATCACCACGCCATACCGGAGCCCACATGGCCTCGCCACACATCGCCAGTCCTCGCCATACATCGCCACACCAAACCCCGCCCGACCAAACCGTGCTGCGCCTGTGCTCACCGGGCCATGCCGGACCTTGCCTGGCTGCGCCTGTGCTCACCGGGCCATGCCGGACCTTGCCTTGCCGCGCCCAGCCAGCCCCGCCCCATCTGGCCATGCCCCTGCCTGACCGAGCCGAACCTTGCCCACCCCTACCGCGCGCTGCCAAATCGTGCCGCGCCACACCGAGTTCATTCCGCTGCTTGCATCAGCTTTTGCTGCAATACGGCCCAGGAGGTGGCTTGGAACCGACCAAACGCCCCGCCTTTCTCCGGCCGGTAGTCGAGCAGACCAAGCTTGCGGCCGCCCTCCTGGATCAGTTGGTGAACGGTCGTCGGGTCGATCATCTCGTCATCGACCTCAAGCGTAAACTCGATGTTCCAGAGATTAAGGCGCGGCCGGTGACGCATCACCCGTCCCTTGGTCGATGGAATGACAACGGCGCGACTGTCGACCTCAAATTCTGTAAGAGGGTTTCCTTCAATATCGCGCAGCACGATCTGATCCTCGAGTACGAGGACCGCTGCGGGCATGATGTACTTTAGTGATTTGCGCGAGCCCCGCTGTTTGTGGGCGGCGCCGGCTTCGCGGAGCATGCGAGCAATGGCGCTTCCCGGCAGGAACAGGTGACCATCTGCGGTCCGATACGCGACTTTCTCTGCAGCCTCGCGCGGGTCGATACGCTGAATGTGCACTTTGCGGGTGGTTTGTTCGAGCTCGACCTCTTCATCAAACCGGTGCATCAAAAGCGGTGTCAGTCCCTGACATACGCAGATGAAGGTCTTCATTGTTTTGCCTCCTGGTTAATCCTCTCCCCGGCGCTCATTGGCATGCATCCGGACGACCTGCGCGCCTAGCCGCCGGAGGTCGGCCAGCACCTCCTCGGCGACCTTCTCGGCGACCCGACGGGTGTTGAGGGCGGTATTTGTCGGCCGCCCGATCAACACCTCCTCGAGCTTATCCTCGATCAGCCGGCGCAGGAGATCGCTTTCATCGGTCATCGGCGCACTGCGCCGATGGCATGTTCGCTTCGCTCACTCACTGCGCTGCCATAAGTTTGCGCCGGACCTCCCTTGCCCGTCCGACCAGTCCCTCACGTTTGGCCCGCTCTTTTGGGTCTGAGCGGCACAACTCATCGGCAATGCCCTGGTGATGCCGCTCCCACCATTTCAACGCCTCCTCGGTCACAGCAATGTCGTCCGCTGTCAGTTGTTCCATTGTTGCATGCTTATCCGGTTATTACCCATCGCTACCGCCCCTTGATTTTGCGGTTGGGCGTGACCCCAGCGGCAGCGCCCGCGATGAACATGCCGCGTCCCCAGCCAATAGGGCCGTTCAGTTTCGTCGTCAGCTTTGGCTCTGGCGCGTTGTGAAAAGTCGTCCCTGGCTTCCAATTCTCGGTTGCTGTTCGACTTTTTACGTCCTCACCTTTAAGCATAGCGTCGATTTTTGCCCCCTCGGCTGCCGTCAGTTGCTTGTGACCGCTACGCCGAGAAATATGACCGTCAGACTTCACCCAAAAGGCGAAGCGTCGCCGCTCGTGCGAAACGTCGAGCCAAGGCAAGTGCTCAACTTCGACCTTTTGAGCGATTGTGAGGTCTTCGTAATCGACGTAGGGCATCAACATCTAGCTCCGTTGGGCATTAACCGGATAAGCATGCATTGTTGCCTCCCTCGCGTTTTATTGCGCCGCCATGAAATCGGGCAGCCGCTCGCGCATCTGCGCGATGTTGAGCTCCAGCTTCTTGTGCACGCCGGGATGCTCGTTCTGGCAGTCGTTGAGCAGCGCATCGTTCTCCAGCAGCCACGCCTCGCCGTCGGCGCGGGTCTGCGCCTGGCCGAGCGCCAGTGCAACCGCGCGCCCCCAGCTGATCCAGTCGTTGTTGTCGTTGGCGGTGCGGCCGACCGCAATCTCGTGCGGTGAGAGCTCGCCCGTCTCGGGATCGTAGATTTCGGCCGGCGGTGGTGGCGGCGGCAGCGGTTTGATCGGCGGGTTACCAGTAGACGAGCGGCCAGGGGAGGCGGCCGTGGATGTAGCAGCCGGCGCCTTCCCGACAGGCGCGGCAGCCTCTAAAGGGCGCGCCGCGGGGATCGTCTCGAGCTCGCTCTCATCGAGCATGCCGAGCCCGCACAGCGACAGGGTGGCGCGGCGCTTCGCTTTGGTTTCCGCCTTCATGATCGCATTGGCCAACGCCTCGCCCTTGAGATTGGCGATCGGCACAGCGCCTTTGGCCATATCGGTGCGACCGTCCTTATCCTTGACCTTGCAGGTCACGATAAAGACGCCGTCGCGTTCCGTCTCGGTCATGTCCTCGACCGAAACACCGCGGTTGGTGCGCAGCTGATCGGTGCAGCCGCGCAGCGCATAAAGCACCATCTTGCCGTTCAGTGTGATGTAGGCAAAAGGCTGGGTCATCGGGTTGAGCCCGACCGAGCGGCAGACCTCGACGTAATAGCGCGTGCGATCCTCGGCCGAGAGCGCCTGCAGATTGCCGGCAGTGATCACCTGCTCGATGATGTTGCCGGGCTCGAGGGGTGCGGGGGAATGTGCCATGATTACTTGCTTTCCTTGATGGTGATGCTGCCCGCCTTTGAGCGGCTGGCGCAGATACCGTGGCCAAAGGCGCGGGCGACATCGTCCTCGAGCATTGATTTGATGCCCTTGACGGCCCCGTCGAAACACATCTTCGCCGCCTTGTTCTCGAGCCAGATCGCGGCAAAATCCGCCCAGCTATTATTCCCGCGCATATCAACGACGCGCACCGCATTGATCCGCGGCGCCTTGATCTCACCGATTGCCACCGGCGGCTCGAGGTTCTCGACGCAGGCCCAGAACCACCCGATCCGGTCCCACACCGCCGCCTCGTAATCCTCATCCCAGATGATCTCGAATTCGGCCGGCTCATCGCCACCGTGCACAATCAGCAGCGCGGCGCGTTCAGCGCCCGTGCACGCCTTCTGAACGACCAGCTGGCCCGGGTAGTAGCCGAGGACGTTCTCCAGCGCGTTCCAGCGCCCCGGCGCCTTACAGTCGATGACCGAGGCATCGTCTTCGCGGAAGCAATCGATCGTCGCGCCGATATAGCCGCAGGGATGGACGACCCATTCCTGCCGGCGGCTGAGCGGCCGGCCGGTCTTGCGCTGGTGCCAGTCGAGAGCGAACGGCTCGATGTACGATCCGAACATCGGCAGCCATTCGGCAGACAGATCCTCCTCGATATAATCCGGGTGCTCGACAAGCCGCATCCACTCCCGGCGGATGGCGTCGGCATTGCCGGCCATCAGTGAGGGGATAAAGCTGGCGCCGATCTTGCCGTGGCGCAGGGCTTTTTGTTCAGCGGTCAGCATGGCGGTAGATCCTCGATCTCGATCGGGTCGACGGTGATGGTTTCGTATCCAGTGCCGTCGCAGCAGCCGCAGACGCCGTCGTACCAATTGCGCCCCGTGCCGTCGCAGGCATCGCAGAAGACGACGCGCTCGTTGTCGTCGCTGGCCTCGATAAACCATTGCGGCACGCGACCGTCGTAGTGCTCGGCTAGTTCGCGCAGGGTCGGCGGCCGGTCCATCGCTGCGCCCGAGGCGCAATCGAGATCGCGCTGCTGCATATCAGTGTACGTGGCCATCAGCGTGACTCCTGAACATAAGCGATAATTGCATCAAACAGCGCGCCGCGAAAATCAGCGGCCCGATCGATGCGGGCATATTTTTCATCGTCCCATTCCCGAACGGCCATCTCGTGTTGCATCTCGGTGAGCAGATCGGTCAGCCGAAAAAACGCACTCACGCTGGCGTGAGCACGGTCAATAACCGATTGAGGAATTGGGCCCGTTTCCGCCTCGATAGCCCCATCCACAAGGCGCGTCAGATTATTGCAAGCAACCCCGCTTGACGGCGCGGCCGGGTTGGTATGGACTTGGTCGTCAAGGGAGGTTTGAATATGCGTCGCAAGCATGATGATCTCCGCGTTAACGGAGACAATATAACTGCGGCTTATATTCCTGGCAATGAAAAAATATCGTCTGCGATCATATTAAATGGGCAGGCGATATCGTGCACCTTAGCCGCGATGGCCGAGAGCCTGCCGACGATCAGTCTGCGGAATGGTCGTCGGCGAGCAAGAATAGCACACCTGCAAGAACTATTTTGCGCTTACTCTCTCCTAGTTTCCAGTAGCTCTGCACTAATGTGCGCACCCCGGGATCGGCCAGGATCTCAGGCGGAAGGCTAGGTGGCATCCTATTGATAAACACATGAAGATCAACATTGAGGGCGAGCGCGAGGTTGATCCGATGCTTGTCTTCTGGCTCGGACTTGCCGCTTTCCCATTGGCTGATGGCGCTTTGCTGAACATTTAACAGCTTAGCGAGTTGGTTCTGGGTGTAGCCAGAGCGCTGCCGGGCGCGCCTGATTTGATCGCTGAGCGCCATGCCAAGATCGTGCATCACCGGGGCGTCCGATGAATCGATATTCAGCGGATCCGGATCGATATTCGCCCCTTGCGCGGCGTTATCGTCCGGAATTATATTGCCATCATGATCGGAATGGACCTCCTCCGGGCTCAGCATGGGCTGGTTTCGTGGCTTGCGCCGCGGCTTGGCTTGTCGCAGCCCGCTTTGTTCCAATGTCAGGTGATTCCGGCCGAACGCGCGGTCGAGATCGAACTCATCACGGGCATTCCGCGCCATCTTCTCCGCCCTGATCTATGGACGCCCCCGTGGAAAGAAGAACCGGAAACAGCGGTCCAACGCAATAACATAAGGCAGAGTTATAAGCGGTCGCTGGCGGCTTTATGATCCGGCTAATATCGATAAAATAAGACGGTTTATGTTTCGTTCGGAATATTATCAGTGGGCATTTGATCAATTTGTCGCAGTACCAACGGCTGCAGTATGTCTGCGGCCGCAACCGTAGGGGGAAACGATGCTGGATCACGCTCCCCTCCACACCCTGCAGCTGGAGATGCCGCATCGTCGCGGCGTGGGTCGCTGGGTGCGCTGCTCGGAGTGTTTTCTCTCCGGCATGGCCGGCGCCCTGGCGGTGCTTGGGCTGATCTGGTGGGCGACCTGATATGGCGCAGCTGTTCCCGCCCACGCTGCAAGAGGAGATTGCCTGCATCGAGCGGGAGCTAAAGCTGCGCTACCGGGTCTATCCCGATCGGGTGCAGCAGCGGGCGATGACACGGCAGCGCGCCGAGCGCGAGATCGAGACGATGCAGGCGGTGCATCGCCGGCTGGTGAAGCTCGCCGAGGGGGAGCCCTGATGGTGGCGAAACCTGATTTCTCGCGGCTGGTGATGCTGGATCTGACACCGACCGAGGCGGCGACACTGGCGGTGTGGCTGGACAGCAAATTGTTCTTTATGGACGAGCGCCAAGAAGCGGATATGCGGTCGATCGTCACCGGCATGCTCGCCCGCATCAACCTGCAGCTCGATCAGCTGCACTGGCCCCGGGAGCGCCGCCAAGCTCCCTACCCGGTTTAACATGCGTTCAGCCGCGGCCAAAACCGCACGGAGTGCGCCAGCACTGCGCCTGACCGCGCCGGTGGTGCGCGAGGCCGTGCTGCACAAGCAGATCGCCGACACGTTCCGCCTCGAGATCGCTCCGGCCGGGCGCGTCTCCAAAGCGGGTGTGGTGTGGTGGTCGGTCGACATGGCGGCTTATGCCGGCAACGTGCCCGGGATCCGCACCGGCCGCGGCTGTATCGCCGGCGTGCCGGACATGATCGTGCTCCACGAGGGACGGGCGTTCTTTCTCGAGCTGAAGGCCGAGGACGGGATCCTCTCACCGGCGCAGTGCACCGTCGGTGCGGCGATCCTGGTGTGCGGGGCGCGGTACGGCGTGGTGAGGGATGCGGCCGAGGCGGTTGCTCATCTCGACGCGTGGGAGATTCCGCGGGCGCATCGCGTGGTGGGGCTGCGGTGATGGCGAAGATCCCGTACATGCGTTGGTACCCCGCGGATTACGCTGGCGACACGACACATTTGACGCGGGATCAGGACGGCGGCTACCGACTTTTGCTCGATTCTATGTGGCTTCGCGATGGCAAATTGCCCGACGATGACGCGCAACTTGCTGTAATCACTAAATGTTCGACACTCGATGAGTGGCACCTGTTGCGCAAAATTTTAGCGCCGTTTTTTAAAATTTCGCATGGCATTTGGCGACAGAAACGGCTCACCCGAGAGCTACGCGAAATGTATGACCTCCAGCAAGTCCGCAGAAACGCTGGGAAAAAAGGCGCTGTACAGAGATGGCAAACGCATACTTTTGCCAATGGCAAAACAATGGCTTTGCCAACCCCCCCTACCCCTTCCCTTCTTCTTCCCCCCAAACCCCCTAATAATAACCCTTCCCTACCCCCTCCATATCCAGATTCTCCGCCGCCTACGGCGGCGCGCGCCCCGAACGGGCGGGCGGCTTCGCCGGACAAGGATCTCGAGAGCGAGGGGGGTGCCCTTCTCGGCGAGCGCAAACGCGGGCTGATCCGCAAGATGGTGGTGCGGTATGGGCCCGAGGTGGTGCGCGGCGCCCTCGCCGCGGTCGCTCGCCGACAGCCTGCTGAGCCGATCCCCTACTTCCTCAGCTGCTGCGAGGAGCACCGGCCCGGACCCGATCCGCCGGCCGCGGCGGAAAGCAATCCTGGACCCCAAGGACCGCCGCCCAAGGTTTACGTCCCCCTGGAGGGCTGACATGCGCAAGTGGAGCGAATGCCTGACCGACGACGCCAAGTACCAGTACCACGCCGAGGTCTACGCTTGGCGGCGGGTGCGAGGCTTCGCTAGCGTCGACGAGAAGACCTCGCCGGTCGATCCCGAGGGTCGATGGTTCGACGAGTATCTCGTCCGCCAGGCCGCGGCTGCCTTGCAGGCAAAGCAGCGCCGACAGCCGAGCTTCACCTTCACCGACGAGGAGCTCGAGGAGCGCCGCGAATGGGCGCGGCTGAAAGGCTACGCTAGCTGGGAGTCCTTCCTCGACGCGGTCGAGGCGGGCACTGCCAGCATCCTGCCGTTCCTTGGCTGGGCCAACGCCCGGCGCGAGGAACGCGGACCGCCACAGGTCGGCACGTTTGTGCGGATCGGCGCAGCCCTCGCCCCCAGAGCCGCCGCGCCCATCGAGGGTTTGCCGCCGCCACCTCCGCGCCGCGACCCCATCCACCAGACCCATACCGAGCTCGGCGTGAGCGTGTCGGAGGCCGCGGAATGAGCGCAAATCTGCACCTCGCGGCGGGCGCGTAATGCCGCTCTGGACGATCCTCATCCTCGGCTGGGTGCTCGCAAGCGCCATTGCAGCGCCGCTGATCGGGCGTAAAATATCCACGCCGGACCCGGGAGACTTCCCATGCTGACCCTGATCCTGCTGATCTTCGCGTTCGTCCTCTGCGTCGTCCAAGCCTTCCGGCCATGGACGCAACCCTTCCCTGTGCCGCATCTCGGCTGGCTCGGCGTGAGTTTGTATTTACTCACGCTGATCCTTGGCGGGCGAATTTGACTGTCTCAACGCTATGAACGCCAACCCCACAACCGCGCACCTCAAACCGTGGAAACCCGGCGAAACCTCGTCACGATCACGGTCCAAAGAAGTCGAACAGATGCTCCGGACCGCTCGGAAGAATGGCAACGAAGGCATGCTGTTTGCGGTGAAAGTTATGCGCGATGACGGTGTTGATGTGCGTGTCAGACTGAAGGCGGCCGAGATGATCATCGAGCGCGCCATGCCCCGGAACCCCGACACCATTGCCGCCATGCTTGGTGACGGTTTCACCAGTCACCTCACCATCTCGTTTGTGAATGTGCCGCCGGCGGTGACGATCGACCAACCCGCGGGCACCAATCGCGACGACCAGGTGGCGCACACCAACGGTCACGATCCGTCACCGCTCACGATCACCTTTGTCAACCCGGAGGAATGCTGATGGCAGACAACAACGCGTTGGCTGGCTACGTGTCCGAGCTCGAGGAGATCGCCGGCGAGCGGGAGACGCTCAACGAGCGCTCAAAGGACATCTACGACGCGCTGAGGGAGGCGGGCTACAACGCCAAGGCGGTGCGCCAGATCGTCCGCGAACGGCGCATGGATGCCGACGCGCTCGAGGCTTACAACGACACCCTCGACGAATACCGCGAGGCGCTCGGGCAGCTCGCCGGCACGCCGCTCGGTGAAGCGGGAGCGCCGCGGATGCACGCGGTTTCGTGACCGCCTGGTACAACGAGAACGACCCCTATGGCCGCTCGATGGCTCAAAAACCTCGTGGATGCCCGACATCTACCGGCCGGGGCCGTCGATGACCGTAGGATCCTCGATGTCGACCCAGATGATCTGGCCGGGTGTCGCCAGTGCCATTTCTTCGCCGGCATCGGCGGCTGGGCCTACGCGCTCGCCCTCGCCGGCTGGCCCGACGACCGCGAAGTCTGGACCGGATCATGTCCTTGTCAGCCGCTTTCGAGCGCGGGACAGCGGCGTGGTCATGCCGACAAACGACACCTCTGGCCCGCTTTTTACGCACTCATCGCCGAGCGCCGCCCTGGAACGATCTTTGGAGAGCAGGTTGCGAGCAAGGATGGACGCGAATGGCTCGCCGGAGTACGCGCTGACCTGGAAGCATTGGGATATGCCGTCGGGGCCGCCGATCTGTGCGCTGCGGGCGTCGGCGCGCCGCACATCCGACAGCGGCTATACTGGGTGGCCGACGCCGACGCAGCGCGATCACAAGGACGGCGCGTCGACGCTGGAGAATACGCCGGTCAA